ATCTATTTTTTTATTAAAATCATTTTCAAAAGTTAAATGTGTTAAATTAATATTATTTGATAAATCTATTTCTTGATTAAATCTCCGTCCAAAAGTTAAATGTGTTAAATTAATATTATTAGATAAATCTATTTCTTGATTAAATTCACATTCAAAAGTTAAATGTGTTAAATTAATATTATTTGATAAATCTATTTTTTGATTAAATTTATCTCCAAAAGTTAAATGTATTAAATTTATATTTGTTGATAAATCTATTTCTTGATTAAATTTGTCTCCAAAAGTTAAATGTGTTAATGGAATATTGTTTGATAAATCTATTTTTTGATTAAAACTATCTCCAAAAGTTAAATGTGTTAAATTTATATTATTTGATAAATCTATTTCTTGATTAAAACAAAATCCAAAAGTTAAATGTATTAAATTTATATTATTTAATAAATTTATTTCTTGATTAAATCGTATTCCAAAAATTAAATATAATAAATTAACATTGCCACATAAATCTATTTTTTTATTAAAATTTTGATTGATTGTTAAGTGTGTTAAATTTATATTTTTTAATAAATTTATTTTTTGATTAAAAATTAGTCCTAAATGCAAATGTGTTAAATTTATGTTATTTGATAAATCTATTTCTTTATTAAAATAACTGCAAATGTATTCTTCATCATCGTCATAATCATTATTATTATTTGTTTTTATTGTTTTTTGTAAATTATTATAATTGCTAAATATTATTTTATTATATTTATTTATCACATCATAATAATTTGTTAATTCTTCATTAAATCTCGGTTTAAATATTAACAAATCATCTACAATCCAGTAATTATTTTCCATTTTTATTATTTAATTTTAATATATATAAATTATTTCAATTTTTTAATTATAAATAACTTCATAATCAAAAATTAAAACTATTTATAAAAATTGATTATTTTATATTAAATATTACAAATATAAAATGATTTTAATAAAAGTTGTAGATATAATTAACAAAATATAATACTACTAATAATGAATATAAAAAAATTTATAATAAACTTTATAATTTAAAAAATAAAGATAAAATAAGTAATAGAAAAAACAAAGTAGAATATAATTAAAAAAAAGATAAATCATATTATAATTATTTATATTTTACAGGATTAATTACTTTGTTTATTTTTACTTTTATATATTCTTATTATTAAAAATATATAATAAAAAATTGAATTATGTATTATAATCTATATTATATATAATAACTAAAAATGACTGAATTTAGTTGTGAGTTATGTGGAAAACAATTTAAAAGAAATTCAAACTATAAACAACATAAAAATAGAAAAACACCTTGTATTAATGAAGATAAATTAAATGATATTATTGATAAAAAATTGGAAGAAAAAATAAAAAAATTAGATATTAAAGAAAATATTATTTATGAAAAAAAACTTGTAAAAGATAATAATATAAACAAAATAAATATACCTAAACCTATCTTAAAATGGGTTGGTGGAAAAACACAAATTTTAGATAAACTTATTACTAATTTTCCTATTGAAATAAATAATTATCAAGAAATATTTTTAGGTGGTGGAAGTGTTTTATTCACATTATTATCATATGTTAAAAATAATATTATTAAAATAAATGGAAATATATATGCATATGATTTAAATGAACCTTTAATTCATATATATAAAAATATTCAATCTAAACATAATGAATTATATGATAAAATACAAGAATTAATAACCGAATTTAATTCTTGCGATAATGGAAAATTAAATAGAAAACCCCAAAATATTGATGAAGCAAAAATAAATAAAGAAAATTACTATTATTGGATTAGAAATAAATATAATAATCTAAGTTCAACTGATAAAAATAATATAATTGGTTCTTCTATGTTTATATTTTTAAATAAAACTTGCTTTAGAGGTGTTTTTAGAGTTGGACCAAATGGTTTTAATGTTCCTTACGGACATTATAAAAATCCAGAAATTATTAATAAAAAACATTTAGATGAAATACACGAATTAATTCAAAATGTTATATTTGAATGTTGTGATTTTAATACATCACTAAATAAAATAAAAGAAAATGATTTTGTATATCTTGACCCTCCATATGCTCCTGAAAAAGAAAGCTCATTTGTTAAATATACTGTTAATGGTTTTAATATTGATAATCATAATAACTTGTTTAAATTAATACATAATTTAACAGAAACAAATAAAAAAATTATGTTAAGTAATGCTGATGTAAAATTAGTTAGAGATAATTTTAATAATAATAAATATAACATTAATTCTATTGTATGTAGAAGAGCAATAAACTCAAAAAATCCAGAATCAAAAACAAATGAAGTTATTATAAAAAATTATTAATCCAATTATCTAATTTTTCAAAATAATCTTTATCATCTCCAAATAATACTAAAATATTATTTTCATTAAATATTTTATTTAATATTACATATTTTTTTTCATTTGATGTTAATTTATCTTTCAAATAATTACTAACACTAAAACCATAATGAACTTCAAATTCATCACCTAATACTATTTCATATTCTCTTTTTAATGAAGGACCACTCCATAATTTTGTTTCAACTGAACCACTTACATTCTGCTCTTTTTTCTCTAATATTTTAATAACTTTTTTACCTTTATTATATTCAATAATATATGCCTCATCTAAACATCTAAATAATTCAATATTATATTTATTTTTCATATATCTCTTTAATTCATTTTGTGATACAAATACAACTGTTTTATCATTAAATTTTTTTACTAAATAATAATCATATTTATTTTTTATTTTTTTTGAAAAACTACTTTTTATATATCCATCATCTAATAATTTTTTTTGATTATTTGTTTTTTCTTCAAATTTTTTACCATACAGTTTTGTTTTTGAACCACCTGTTCCTTTATTTATAATTTTAGTTTTCTCTTTTTTATTACTAATTGATAATTTTTTTGTTTCATTTATTAAATTATTAATATCATCACTATTTTTTTTATTTTCCATTTTTATTTACTTTAATTTAAATAATTATTATTTTTCAATTTTTATTTAATAATATAAAAATTTTATAAAAATAGATTTGATAATATTCATAATATTATTCTTTATTAGAAACCTATTGATGAAGATTAATCAAGATAAAAATAAACGAGAATTAGGAACTCTCATTAAAAATATTTATAAAAGCCAAAAATTTACCATACATTTCAAATCTGTTAATATTACCATTAATAATAAATCTATTGGAACTAAACATCTTTTTTTATAAAGATGACAATGTTATATATTTTAGTGATTAAAAATAATATAATAAAAAATTGAAATAATATAAACTATTATTTAAAAATATAAATCTAATAAAAATGAATGATAATAATAATGTTGAATATTTAATAAATAATATTCAAAAAATAGATTTAAATAAAAATAACGATTATCAATTAATAAATATTAATGAAATTATAGAATTAAAAAATGATTATCCAAATAAATTTAAAATATTTTGTGAAAAAAATAATCTAAAACCTCCAAAAATAAATAGTAAAAATGGAAAAGCCTTATCAGCTATGTTATATAATCCATATAAATATTGGAATCGTAAAACTTGTGATGATTTTGTTAATAAATTTAATATAATAACATCGGATAGTATTCAATTATTTAATAAACATTCACAGTGGGGAATTTTAACAAATAGTGGTTTTGAAAAAGGAAAATTATATATTATTTATCCATATCAATTATCAAATAAACATAAAATGAGAAAAAATTTTAAATTTAATGAAAATAAAACAGAATTAAATTTAGAAATTAATAAAATAAAATCAACAATACAAAATGATTATATAAATGTTAATAATGATAAATGGCAATTAGGACATAAAAATCCTGGTTCAATTGATAATTCTAAAAATAATTTAATATTACAACCACCAATTCAAAGTAAATATAAAGATGATTATTTATTTTTTGATAGTTTAACTAAAATGCCTTTACCAAATAAATTAAACAAATTATTAAAATCAAATGAAATAGAATTAACAAAAGAACAAATAATTAATTATATTAAAATATTAGAAAAATATAAAAATAAATTATAATATTTCATCTATTCTTTTTTTAGAAATTTCATAATATTCTTTATTTATTTCAATTCCTATAAAATTTCGTTTATTCATTTTACAACAAACACCAGTAGTTCCACTACCCATAAATGGGTCCAATATTAATGAATTTTCTTTACTAAATATTTTCATAATATGTTCTATAATAGCTAATGGTTTAACAGTAATATGTGTATTATAATCTTTTTTTTCTTTTTTATTAGGTTTTGATACTAAAAAATTTTTATCATAAATTTCATTAAATTCATCAATTGTTATAATATTAGCAGGAACCTTATCATTATTTATACCTACTTTATTATTAAAATTAATTAATCCAGTTTTAAAATTTAATTCATTTATAATAAATGTTCCATTAATCGGTTTCATTGCAACACATATTGGCTCAAAACAAGACCTTATCATTGGTGTTTTAAAATTATCATATTCCTTTTTTATTTTTTGTTTTTCTTCTTCAGTTTTATCCATTTTATCTATTATATGATTTACTGACATACCTTTAGGCATTGATTGAGTATAAACCCAATTTATCATATCACGAATTTCAAAACCACTCATTTCACAAGCCATCGCAATTGAATGATATAATCTTGGGGATGAAAATGATAAAAAATATCCTCCTGGTTTTATTTTTTTTATTAATATATTTGATAATTCATAATAAAATTCATATAATTTTATAACTTGTTTTTTATCAAATTTCATACCTTTTGGTAAATGTTTAATATGACTATTTTTCTTATCTTTTTTAATTTTTTCTGAAGACCAATTATTATCTAATTTATCAATAAAATATGGTGGATCCGTTATTATACAATCAATTGTTTCATCTTTTATATTTTCTAATTCTTTTAAACAATCATTATTTAATAATTTTATTTTAACCTCATTATTAATATTATTTTTTTTTTCCATAATATTTATAACTATTTCTTCTATTTTTTTATTATTATTTTGACAAGGATTTTTTTTTATTTTATGTTTATCATAATGAGACTTTTGTTTAAATTCTTTTAAACAATTTTCACACATATATTTTACCATTATATAATATTAATTATAAATTATATATTAACTATTTTTAACTTTTTTAGTTAATATTTAATTAAATGATAATATATAATTTAAATCAATTTTTTTATTATCTATTTCATAAAAATATATTTGATAATATTCGTAATATCATTCTTTATTGGAAATCTATTGATGTTGTAGATTAATCAAGATAAAAATAAACGAGAATTAGGAACTCTCATTAAAAATATTTATAAAAGCCAAAAATTTACCATACATTCCAAATCTGTTAATATTACTGTTAATAATAAATCTATTGGAACTAAAACAACTTCATAATCTTTAAAATCTTCAATATATTTATAATATGTATGACATTTAATAGTTTTAAGTTTTTTAGGTATTTTTTTTTTATTTTTAAATAATAATTATTTAATTCTAAATATTCTATAGAGTTTGGAAGATTATTTAATTCTTTATTATAAAAATTATGAATATATAGTTTTTTAATACTATTTGGTAAATTATCTAAATTTAAATTAGTTTCATCTATTATTAATTCTTCAATATTATTATGTAAATTATCTATTATATATTGATTATCACAACATAACATAGTTAAACTTTTAACATTTAATGGAATATTAATTTCTTTATTAAAACAATATCCTAAAGTTAAATGTGTTAAATGAATATTATTTGATAAATCTATTTCTTTATTAAAATAACATCCAAAAGTTAATTGTGTCAAATGAATATTATTTGATAAATCTATTTTTTTATTAAAGTTACTTCTACTATAATTATTTTTATAATCTTCTTTATATTTATTATTTGTTTCTAAAGACATTAAAGGGTCATTATAATTACTAAATATAATCTTTTTATATTTATTAATTACATCATAATATTTTTTAAATTCTTCATTAAAATCAGGTTTAAATATTAACCATTCATCTACCGTCCAGTAATTATTTTCCATTTTAAATTATTTTATAATATTATATATAAAAATTTCAATTATTTATTGTGTTATAACTTCATAATTTTTAAAATCATCAATATATTTATAATCTTTATTACATTTAATACTTTTAAGATTTTTGGTATTTTTTTTATTTTTAAATTATAATTTTTTAATTCTAAATATTCTATTGAATTCGAAAGATTATTTAATTCTTTTTTATAATTAAAAATATATAATTTTTTAATACTATTAAGTAAATTATCTAAATTTAATTCAATTCCATATATTTCTATTTTTTTAATATTATTATGTAAATAAAAAGTTATGTTTTTATATTTAGTGAAATTTAAAATCTTTTAAATGACTTTCTTAACTTTTTCTTTTTTTTACATAAATATTTTAATCATTCAAGACCATTAATTGCATTTTTAATTATTTAATTATATTAAAAATATTTTATTTATTATAAAATATAATTAAATATTTAATATTTGTTAGATATGTGTTTAATTTTATTTAAATATAAATTATTATCTAACGTTTGTGAATGTTGAACTCTTTCATATATTCTTGTATATTGAACTCTTCCATATGATGGTGAATGTTGAGTTCTTCCATATGATGGTGAATGATGAGTTTTTTCATATGATGGTGAATGTTGAACTCTTCCATATGATGGTGAATGATGAGTTCTTCCATATGATGGTGAATGTTGAGCTTGTATAGATATTGGTGAAAGTTTATTGATAGTATCATAATAATTATTAATTGATGAATTTATCATTGAATTAGTTTTTACTTTTATTTTATATTCATTTTTTTTATTATTATGATTTAAATTAGTAAAACCAGGTGAAGGAATAATAATATTTTTTTTATGATTAAATAATCTAATTTTTGTTAAACTATTATGCTTTTTATTTTCAATTAATTCAAATCTTCTATCATTTTTTATTATATCAATTAATTTTTGATTTTTACCTAAATTGTTTGGTTTTTTAATAATTGAACCTAACAATACTAAAGAAATTTGTATATCATCTTGTGCTTGTAAATAATTTTCAATATTATTTAACCATTCATTATGTAACTCTTCTAATTCTTCTGGAGTAAATTTATATTTTATTATTTTAATACTATCTTCATTAATTATTAAAAATCTTTTTTTATAATCAAATTTTAAAATATCTTCAAATTTTATTATTTTTAATAATTCATTTGGTCTTTTAATAATATTTGCTAATTCTGAACTTTTTATATTATTATTTTTTTTTAAAAATTTTATTATTCCTTCTTTCCATATATTTATTAAATACACTTGATAATTAGTTTCATCTGTTATATAATTATTATTAATATCAATTAATGTTTCTTCCTCATTTTCTGTAATTATTAATCTTTCATTATCTTTACAATAATCAATAAATTCATTTTTATCAATATCTAATATTTTTACTATTTTTTCTACATCAAATGTATTATTATCCTTATTTAATAATATAATATAAAATATTTTCTCTGCGAAGCCTTCTTTAAAATTATTTGACATTCTGAATACTCAATAGCATTATACAACTAATAATTTTAATTTATTTCAATTTTTATTATTTATAATAAAAGCATTAATATATTTTTATTTTCTATATAACTTGCTACTATTCTATGAGATCCATCCAATAATATATACTTTTTATTTTTATATATTAATCATATTGGTGATATATCCTTTTTATTTTTTATTAAATTCTGATAAAATTTTACACTTTTTATATCTTTATTTTTCCTTGGTCTATCATTTAATGGATAAGCTAAAACCGCACTTTTCTTTAATCTTTCTGGATTAAAATTATCAATATTTTTAAATTTTTTTATTATAAAAAACACCAATATTATATATTTATACAATCAAATTAACAACATTATCAAGAGCTCTCACATCCGAAACATTAATACAACATTTCAAATCCAAAGTCGTCACTAATAGCCATCATATTTGAAACATTAAAACATTCCCTCAAATCCAAAGTATGGACGCCACCAAGAGCACTCACATCACTCACATTG